GGCAACATGCACGACTCACTACTTGATCTTGAGAAAACAATACTGCACGAAACGATTGGTCACTACGGTGTTGACATAGTGCTTGGCCCCCAAGGTATGGCTGACTTGACTAAAGCCATCCGCACTTCTGAAGGCGGTATATACGGCATGGCTAAAGCATTGGGCGTTGAGTCTGATGTAGCCAAGACAGCCCAAGCATGGGAGAACCGAGCACTGGCTGCAGAAGCCAAAGGTGATACCGAAGAGGCGCAGAAGTTACGCCGTACTGGTGAAGTGCAGGCTGTACGCGAGATGTTGGCTACTTTGCAAGAGCGAACTGTGGACGAGTCTTTTGTTGAAAAGATGGGGCGTTACATCAAGGTTGTCCTTGGCGCTATCCGTAGCGCACTAAAGAGCATGGGACTGATGAACGCTGCCAACGTGTCTACAAACGATTTGTACTACACACTGTTCCAAGCCACACGCAAGATGCAGCAAGAGTTGGCGGGTACTTACGTGTCCCCAACCGGTATGTTGGCTATGAAAAGCGAAGCAGTTCGTTACGCCAACGGTCTTTTAGCCGAGGCAGGTCGCACCGCCGACGCTTCGATTGCAACAGACAAAAACTGGTACGACAGCGTTAGGGCAAACGGCACAGGCGTAGCGTTTGAAACTCAGTTGGTTGATAGGTTTGCAGGTTTTGAGCGTCTATCCAAAACAATGGACCCGCTTAAAGGCAGCCAGATGATGTACTACTTGCGTATGTACGACCAACGCATGAACTTTACGGCTCAGTCTGTTGGCAACGGCGCTATTGAATTGCAAGACATTGTTCGCAAAGACGGCAGGACAGAACATATTTTTGCTAGCAAAGCGGGGCCAAGCATTAAGAGCGTGGTCAACATTTTGAAAGATGCGCCAGCCGGCAGTCCAGAAGCCGCCCAGCGTTTGTTTACGCTATACATGTCGGCTATCCGTGCCAAGGACAAAGGGCTTGATGCGCTTAACTTTGGTGGCAAAGTAACACAAGCACAGCTTGACCAAGCGATGCGTGCGATTGAAGCAACGCCCGGTTTGAAAGACAACTTTGACCGTGCCCGCAAAGAGTACAACGCGTACAACAGAAACTTGATTAAGTTGCTGGAGCGCACGGGCGTTATTACTAAAGAAGTAGCGGCTGACCTTGTTAAGAACGACGACTACATCCCTTGGTATCGTGAGCGCAACGGCGTTGCTGAACTAATCATTGGAAAAGAAACGCCTATCCGTATTGGTAGCATTGCCGAACAGCCATATTTGCATCAGCTAATTGGTGGCGACAGACCGATACTGGACTTCTTAACCAGTTCTGTGCAAAACACAAACATGATCGTGGACATGGGCTTGCGTAATATGGCAACCAAGAACGCGGTGTTTGAGTTGGAAAGCATTGACTTGGCTAAGTTTGTTGGCAAGACCGAAGGTCCCAACATTGTTAAGTTCAAAGTAGACGGCATCGACAAGTACGCCATGATCCAAGGCACACGCGAAATTCCGGGCGATTTGCTTGTTAAGGGCATGGAAGGTATTCCGACCCAAATGCCAGTCATATTCCGTGCGCTGGGTGTACCGGCTAGGTTGTTACGAAAAGCTGTGACAGCAACCCCTCTTTATGCGGCTAAGCAATTGTTCCGTGATTCTGTTGCTGCTCCTATCTTGGCTGGCGCAGACTTTACGCCTGTCATGGGCGCAATTAGAGAAATTGGTAGCCCAACCAAAAGCGTTTTGGAGTCCCGTGGTATTACTGGCGGTCAAATTTTTACGGGCACAACCGAAGATTTGACCATGATTTTGAAGCGCATGTCTGAAAACAGGCCGGGCTGGTTAAACAGTCTGTCTAAGTGGGAAGCCATGACGATGGAGGCAGATGCGACAACCCGCCGCGCTCAGTACAACAGCTACATCAAGCAAGGTTTGTCTGAGATGGAAGCTACGCTGATGACGTTGGAATCCATGAACTTTAACAAGCGTGGTGCGTCCCCCAGTATCCACATTATTTCGTCGCTGATTCCGTTCTTTAACGCACAGATTCAGTCACTCAATGTTTTGTACAAAGCATTGTTTGGCAAGATGCCTTTTAATGAACGTTTAAAAATCCAAGAAAAATTGCTGACCCGAGGCATGATGTTGGCGGCGGGTACGCTGGCTTACACCGCCATGATGCAAGACGACGAAGCCTACAAGAACGCTACACCTGACCAGAAATACGGCAACTGGTTTATCCGTGTGCCGGGTGTTGATGAGCCTGTGCGGTTGCCTGTTCCATTTGAAATTGGCTATATCTTTAAGGCGCTGCCAGAAGCGTTGTATAACTCGATGGTTGATAAACACGGCGGCGAAGACGCAGTAAAAGCGTTTGAACAAATCCTGTTGCAGACTATTCCGGGCGGTACATCCTACGGAATTCCACAGGCTCTCAAGCCATATGTCGAAGCCAAACTGGGCAAGTCGTTCTACACAGGCCGCGACATTTTGTCGGCACAAGAAAAGAGCCTGCTCCCAGAACAGCAATTCCGTGAGAACACATCAGAGATTGCTAAGTCTTTAGGCAAAGCAGGCGGCGTGTCGCCCATCATGATCGAGCACTTGGTGCAAGGCTACACAGGCGGTATTGGCTTGGCTTTGATGCAAGCGCTTAGTGTGGGATATAGCCCTACAGGCACACCAGAAAAAGCGTACAAGCGCCTATCTGAAATGCCTTTGGTTGGTGGTGCGTTCCAGCCTAATGACGCTGGTGCAATCATTACTAATATGTATGACCGTATGTTAGAAGTCCAAAAAGTGCAGAACACTGTGGACGACATGTTGTTGAAAGGCCAACGGGCAGAGGCTATGGCACTCTTACAGAAGCGTGGCAATGAGTACATGGCATCCGAAATGGCTGACTACTACACTTCGACAATACGAGAACTAACTCAATACGAGACAGCCATCCGCGCATCTAACTTGTCACCCACCGAAAAGCGCCAGCAACTCGACAAGGTTCGTCAAACCAAGATTAAGTTTGCTTCTGGGATGCGTGAGGTGGCCGATAGAACCATACCCCAATAAGGTCGTTGCGAACTGCTGGGTAGGCTTTGGCATCGAGGATACGCAGGCGTACTGCCTGCTTTAATCCTTCTTCACGCACGCCGTCCGTATCAAGGCAGGGGATAAAGAACCCCTGCCCCCTCTCAAGCTGACTCCACGGATAGTGTATTTTTAGCTTCATCGTCCATATCAGAAATGCGACGGCTTATCTTGAGAACTCCCACGCGCATCTGGGGTCCCTGCGTCTTAGCCGTCATGTCCTTCTTAGCCATATGCGACACGGTAAACTGCGCTGCCAACTGACGCTTAAAGTCGGCATACCCAAAACTCATTGATGAGCAGTAGGCTTTAAGCAGTTGTTCCTCAATATAGAAGTCTACGTGGTCTGGCGTGAATCCGTGCTCTACGCGTCCCATAATTTCTGAACGTGTTGTAGCTTTGTCAACTTCTCCACCCCCACCCAGTTCTGCCAAGATGCCTGACTCCATGTTGCGGATGACAATAAAGTGCCCGTAGTTCTCGCGCACATATGAGTTGAGCACATCTTCTGCGTTGCGGGCGTTGGATTTAATGTTGCCCCGCATCGAGGACACAACTTTCTTCAAGCACGCAATCACTGGCTTAACTGGGATGTTCACAATGCCAGCGTCCCCCATAATGATCGCCGCTGTGACGATGGTGCCGATGCCCGCCATCCAGAAACGCTCGTCGTTGGTAGCCCCGAACTCCTTGTACATCTGTGTGACTGACTCAGGTACTAGCGTATGCAGACGATCTAGGTTGTCCACCATGTACTGCGACAGCATGTGTCCTGCTACTGCGTAGTTGTTGTGCAAAGACTTGATGATCTCAATCTCGTATGGCTCCCAAGTTAACTCTTGGGTCAAAATAAATTCCAGCAAACGGCGCAACTCGCCTTCAGACGAGTGCTTGCGTCCACCAGTCAAGCCGTCTACCACGTGGGTATTGGATGACATGATCGCGTTGGTCATCCATGTGGAGAGGTTGATACGCTCCTTGTTAGCGCCTGACTCCATACGCTCCTTGCCCCGACCCTCTGTCATATCCAGTAGGAACTCAGGCAACCATTCAAAGTTAGCGCGGTTCTTGCTGGTCAACTCGTCCGTTATCAGGGGCATACTGCACAGCAATCCAAGGCGCTGTTGCATGGCCACGGGCGAAGTGCTCTTGCCCGTTCTGTAGTGGACTGGGTGACCCCAGATAGAAGCGGCAGCCTCAAGCGCCAACGACTTGCCTGTGCCTGACTCGGTTGAACCGCAGTGGTATGTAATGCCGTAGATACCTGTGAAGCGCATCAACGGGGCGCTGGCTCCAGCCAACAAAATCGTCAGGTGATCCCACATCCCCTTCTTGACCAGCATCTGCACAAATGAGCGCCATGCCTCAATCGTTCCTGTGGGTTTGGTGTTGGATACGATGTTCTCCAAGCCGGGCATAGGCACGGATACTGGGGGTAAACCCTTAGAGAAAATCTTGCCAGCAAACACGAACGTATCGTTCTCTTGCCAGCCGTAGTTAGTGGGTACTCTCACGGGAGCCTTTCCTGTGCTTGCCTGTTCGACACAAGCCCGCACATAATCAAATAAGTTTTTGTCATTGCCCGCACCATACGAAGCAATAATGTTTTGAAGCGCAAGCGCTTTGACGGTTTCGTCTTTACTGACTACCGCCTTCTGTGACATGGTGACTGTCTCCACCCCATCAGGGCGTAGGCTCAGCATATGCACCGTGTGCTCCCCGTTGTGCCGCAAGATGTCCACCACAAATAACTCGTGGGGCAAGATCATGATCTGGCGCTTGGTCTTGTTGCCTTCGGCATCCACATCTTCTTTCTCCATAAATACCCCACCCCGTGCACCATAGGCATAGCCCTTGGGAGGGGTGGGGCGAAGGACTTTACGAACTTCCTCGTTTATGGATGGGCTGTCCGTGGTTACATGGACTTCGATCTCTTTAACCGATGTGTCTAGCATCAGTTCTCGTCCAAGCGCTAGTGGGTTGGTCACCTTGCCAAAGTGTTGACACCCGTCACATACGCCCGGGTTCTCGCTATCGAACTTGATACAGGGATAGGGTCCCTTAATCTCTGCCAGCTTCTGGTGCATGCGCTCTTCGGTGTAGGGGTGCAACTCGGTCAACCATATGGCGGCCTTCGGTGCGTCCTGACACTTCTGTGCAATGCTCAACCACCCACGCCACAACGGCTCCATGCCCTCGTCACTAGCGTTCTCTGCGTAGTAGCGTAACTGTGCACATCCCGTGCCGTCCTTGGTGCGCTTCAAGATTTTGGCGAACTTAGTCGTGCTGTTCTCGAACAGCGTCACGGCAGTCGTTGATGGTTGTACAACTGGGGCGTTGGTTGGGCGTTTGCCCGGAATGGCTGACGCTGTCGGTGCTGGTGCAATACTCTTTAACTGGCTCACTACGTGAGCTTTCAAACTCTCAAAGTTAAATATGTCACCCTCTGCCAGCAGTCTGACTGGGCGTGGGGTTTCGTACTTCTTCTTAAAGTTGGTCGTCTCGGGTATGCGTAACACGCGGGCGGCGTCAGCCGTCACGGTCATGTCGATGCTTAGCTTTTGTTGCTTGCACAGGCGTTTAAAGTTCTCGGCAAGGGGCTTCCACTCCTCAATCTCGACGGCTTCTTCAAACGGCCAGTAGCAATGCAGTCCACCACCAGAGCCGACAATCCACGGGCTACCAAGTATGTCCAACCCAGTTTCGGCAAGGAACGCTTTGAGCGCGTATGCTGCTTGCTTCTTGGTGGCGTAGCCGTCCATGTCAATGAACAGCGCCTTGATAAAGCGGGCGTTCTCGGCCTTGCGTTTATTGTTCTCATCAAAGGTAGCCAGCGCAAAGAAGACATCGCATTCGTTGGAAACCCAAGTGTCCACCTTGGGGTAGAAATCGTCCAAGTGCTCGACGAATAGGTGCTCTTTTTTCTTAGTTAACTCTGCCGCGCAGTAACTTCCGTGACCCGCAGACGGCAAAACAACCGCAAGGAATTCAAGCGGATTCATTTAAGTCCTTGGGTTGATTAAAGGAAGAGGTCTTTTTGCGCGGGGTCTTTTGGTGGGAACTCGTCCAACGGTGCAAGCGCCGTGAAGCGCCTAAGCAGTTCGTGTTGGAACGCAGTGGGCAAATCTTCTCTGTCAAGAATTAACGCACATTGGTTGATGAGTTCGCTGTTGGTCAAGTTTCTAGGTTGAAAACTTTGCATGTTTCTCTCCAAGCCTCGTCGGCTGATTTTGATTTTTGTAATATTTCGAGCAGGACTTCTGCGCGGTACACGTAGGCGGGGAAGATGTCCTTACCCAAGAACCAGTTGTACACAGTTTGGCGCGTGACACCCAAGGCTTTGGATATACGCACGACCGAGAAGTCATGGTGAATCGCCCAACGCCCAAGCTGGGTTCCCAGCGACTTGGGCGTCTTCGCAATTTCGTCAATGATTTTTTGTGAATATGGCATGTTGTGAGGTGGGGGTACTCGCTACGTCCAACAGTCAGGAGTCCAATCTAGACCTGTCAGCATCCGCTTTCCCCCCGAATCCTTTTTAGTCTTCGTCGTCCCACGCGCCAACTACGTCAGCGAGTGACTTCTTGCCGGGCACGGCGCTAGGCTTCTTCTCTTCCTTGCGCACGGTTGGTTCCTCATCGTCCTCTACAGGCTCTGCCTTGGGCTTGGCTTTGGCCTTGGGTGCTGGCGCTGGAGCCTCGTCCTCTTCCTCAACCACAGGGGCTTTAGCCTTGGGGGCTGCGCCCTTGAGCGAGTCAGCAGGCTTGCCGTCTTGGGTAGCCGCATTGAGCACGACTGCCTTGGCCGCATCGTCTGTTGCACCTTGCTTGGTAGCCAACTCATACTCTTCGTCAGTTAGCCAACGCATAGCCTTGAAGAACAACTTAGGCGCTTCAGCTTTAGTGTCGAACTTCATGCGGGTCACGACCATGCTGGGGTCAACAGACTGCGCCACCAACCAACGGGCATACGCTTGGAGTGGGCGGTTCTCTCCGTCTTCCTTGCCGAATATGGATGTAGCGGGCAGAGCCAACTGCATCACGTCACCCTCGACGTTGTTAGCCAAGACCACAGCAAGACGCTGTTGGTAACGGCAAGCACGGCTTTGACCATTGCCAGAACCCGCCACGTTTTGTGGGCAACTTGCACAAGTGTCGGACTGTGCGTTCTTGGACTTGGGGTCAGGCTTGTCACCGTCGTTAGACCAGCAGTCAGGGGCGGCGGCTGTCTCGCCATCGTACTTGGCCATGTAGAAGGTACGTGCGACTTTAGGCGCGGCCTTGACGATCACTACATCGAGGAAGCGCTCGTCGATAGCGGCAACTTCCTTGCCACCAGACAAGAGACGGAACACACCGCCCTTGATAGATATACGCTTGCCAGCGTTACCCGCGCCACCACCGGCTAGGGCTTTGGCTACGTCAGAGAGTTCGCCTGTGCGTGCAAAGGCGGGGAGTTTGGATGGATTAAATACTGCTACGTTGCTCATTTAGTTTCTCACTTTGCTGAAGGTTTGCGTACCGAAATGTCATACTCCGAGTTAGAGTTCAGACCCGGCGGTACGACACCGGGGTTTTCTTCTAGGAACTGCTTCATGTTGGTCTGGGCAATCCGCTTCTCGAACAAGTCGAGCGCATCGTGCTCCATCACAAATTTCTTGAATGAGTCCCAGTCGGCTGTCGAGTAGCGTGTCTTCACAGACAACACTACTGTGCCTTGGTCAGTGCGAACAGACGTTACGCCAAGTGCTTGCATCTGTTCTTTCATAGCGTTCTTGATCTCTTCTTGCTGAGCCTTGAGCAACTCCACTTGCGTGTCGTACTCGCGGGTCAGTTCCGAAATCTGGTCGCGCATTTTGCGGTAGACCTTTGCTAGTTTGTCGAGTGGTATTTGTTGTTCACTCATTGTTGTTTTCTCCTGATGTTTGTCTAAGGTTTGACAGTGTACATGAAATTAAAGTAATTGCAAACTCCTTTCAAGATTTAATTTCGCTCTCAAATAACTGGGTTAATAGTGAGTGGTCGCTCACCTTGGAAGTCAATGCTTTAAACATCTTCTTCTCTATCGGGCTACTCTCTATGTGCATAACAGTAACCTTGTCGGATGTCTGACCCTTGCGATCAGCACGCGCAATACACTGGATGTACTGCTCCACCGACATCAATGGGCCATAGAACACAACTGTGTCAGCGGCAGTCAAAGTAATGCCGTGTGCAGTTGCTTGCGGTTGCATCACAAGGATGCGGGGTTCGGGGTCGTTCTGGAATCTGCGGATGATGTCACCACGCTTGGATGCCGGCACGTCCCCACGAATCATTTCGGCTGCTATGCCTTGTTTGTTGAGGTGGTTAATGATGGCGTCGATACTGCTTGTAAACATAGCAAACACAATCACCTTGCGCGAAGTCTCTTCCAAGATTTCTTCTAGCACCGACAGGCGAGGCGTTGCGTCAAACTCCACCACCTCACCATCATCGGTGTAGGCAGCACCACAGGAAATTTGCAACAGCTTGGACACGCCTGCCGCCGCATTGACTGCGCTGATCGTCTCGCCTGCGGCTTGGATGAGCATGCGCTCCTTGAGCAACTCGTAGTATTTCTTTTGCTGTGGTGTTAGGGGCACCTCGCGGGTCATGGTGATGACGGGCGGTAAGTCCAAGCATTGGTCTTTGGTGAACCTAATAGCGGGTTGTAGCGCGGCATGGACTGTCTCGGTAGCGTTAGCCTTTGGTGCCCACTTGAACTGGGTAATTTTGTTCATCACTTGATCACGCCAAGCAGTAAAGAATCGAGGTACGTTGTTGGGGTTGACCAACTTAGCCAAGCCATACGCATCGGCTGGCGACTGTGAGGCGGGTGTGCCCGTCATCATCCACAACAAAGTATCGGGCTTGATGATTGACTGCAACGCCTTCCAGCGTCTGGTGGTCACGGTCTTGTATGCGTTGGCCTCGTCCACAATAACTAAGTCAAACTTGCCGTTGGCATTGACCTCGTCTGCAATTAAGTTAAGCCCTTCGTAGTTTGTGATGACGAAGTCGTAGTTCTGCTGAACCATCTCGATGCGCCGTGCCGCCTGTGGGTGGTGGGCAATGACTGCGCTACGGTGAATGATGCTAGCGTTTAAGTCCTGCATCCACGCTGACTGCATGATCGACAAGGGGCACAGAATTAAACAGCGACGCACCTCACCGCGTTGCATCAAGTAGTCAGCCGCCCATAGTGCAGACAACGTCTTGCCCGTGCCGGGCTCGGAGAACACGAACGCTTTGCGATGTAGTGTGAGGAACGCAGACGTTTCGATCTGATGTGCCATAGGTTTGTAGCGACCCGGCCAGTTGTAGCGTCTGGTGATGGGTGAGGGGACGTTCTTGACCCCCATATTTTTTAATACCCGCGCCTCGTCCAGCCCCCAGAAGACAGCGACATCTGCAGAGCCGTCAGCGTATTGCTCAACGATTTGACTGCGTGGGATGATGCTGTATTTGTCTGGGCTTCTGGTTCGTAGTAAGAGTGCTTTGTCTTCGATGATTTCCATTTGCTTCTCTGATGTTATTTGTTATCGCCTTCGTTCGCTTTCTTTGCGCGTAATCGAAGATTGCCTGACGTTGACTTGCCACCCTTGCGCAGTGGCTTGATGTGGTCGATGTCTTTGCCTGCTCTGTCTATGCCCTTCTTGTCATACATACGACGCGCACGCTGGCGCTCATGCTGATCTGATCCGGGTCCCGACTTGCCTGTTTGCAAGTCGCGTTGGTACTCCGCTTTGTAGTCGCGTTTACGTGTTGCCATGCTAGTGCTCCTTATGAAATTCGCATGATTTGACTGGGCACCATCCGCATAGCGGGGTGCGGTTTGGGTTCCATACATCAGCGTCCATCGAGGCCGCTATGCGTCCGACTCGCTCACGGTATTTCCACCACTCAGGGTCGGCTTCGTCTACTGTCATTGTGTGCTTGACCATATCATTCTTGACCACAAAGAGCAGTGCTGACTTAACTTCGCGAATGTGTGGGAAGTTGGCGAACACCATGAGCGACATAAGCTTAAGTTGTTCTCGATCAGGGTACTTGTTGTTGCCCGTCTTGTAGTCAACCACCCATGCGGTCAGGTTGTCGTCGTCCACTATCAACAAGTCAGCCACACCTCGCACCCATACATTCTTGTCGAACCAGCCGGTAGGCTGTAGGTCTTCGGTGAGCGCCATCTGATACTCAACTAACTTGCGACCGGGCTTGGCCATCAGTGCGTCCAGCGTGTCCTTGATGAACTCAAACTGTTCGGGCAACGGCTCGCCTTTACCAACATAATCTTCGGCTGCCTTGTGCAACTCCTTGCCATATAGCACGGCTTCGGTTTCTTTGAAGGGGTACTTCTTGAGAATCTTTACCTCGTGGTAACGGCGGGCGCAGCCCTCGTAGTCTTTAAGGGAGCTGTGGCTCCAAACAACTTTAGTCATTCAAATCTCGCTGTCTCTATTGCTTTGTTTAATCGCTTGGCAAAGCCAGTTACGAAACGCTCGTTGCGGTTTAAGGTGTCATACCCCATGTCGTTGAGTATTGCGTGGACTAACTCGTGCCAGAACGTATCGTTAACATCCGTGGTTGCAAACTTCTTGCCTGTCTGTGTGCTTGTTAAACCGATTTTGATCTTCTGTTCAGGGTAATAAACCTTGCCCATGTAACCTTTCTCGACCATAGCTTCGACAACCTCGACGCTGTACCACTTGTTACCAACTCTAATTTTCTTTGGTAGTTGCATGCTTCTCCTAATTTTTTGCTAACCCATAACGACGGTGTGCGCCACCGTCAGCCTCTAATGGAATCCCCGGCATGTACCGTGGCTCCATAGTCATTTGCGCCAAGACCCAAGTCTTAGCGTCATCCACCTCTGCATCTGGCACAACGGCGATTAACTCGTCATGCACTGTGCCTTTGACTGGATATCTCTTTGCTACGCGGAGCATCCCGTCTGTCATCACGCATCTTGCTACGCCCTGCGTGACGTTGTTTGTTATCTTGCCTGCGTACAGTTTAGTCGAATCTTCACCGTATGTCCACTGGGCTCTGCCTTGCGCATCCTTGGTGCGCTTGAGATTGGGGTACAACAGGCTCATGCCAGAGGGCAGAACGATCTGCTCCTTCTTGAAGGTCAGGCACTTATAGGTGTATTCCCTACCCCCATACAGGCTCGTCTCAATCAACTGACCGAACATATTCCACAAGTCCACCACAGGCGTAGCAGTCGAGCGGTAGATATCGATGATGCGCTTAGCGGCCATGCAGTGAATCAGTAACTCCTTCTCTGTGCATGTGTGGGGAATCTCCCGCATTTTGGTGACGTTGTCGTCCCACTCTATGAAGCGCTCGACAGCCTCTTTAGTAACGCCGAGTTTCTTTGCGAACGCCATGTCGTACCTGACCGGCGGAGCACCAAGGAAGCCCGTAAGTAACTGCGAGGCAAACGATGCCCAGCCAAGGCCGTAGCCGCAACCCAAGAGTGCGCTCTTCGCAGACTGCCGTAGATCAGGGTGCGATTCTTTACTAAGTCCGGGAATGTTAAACATCTGCGCACCAAACGCGGCATAAGGGTCACCACCTGCCCGAAAGATGTCAAGCATCTCTGTGTAATCCGAAAGCCACGCGAGTACTCGCGGCTCAATTTGCGAGAGGTCGCCGACGACCAGACTTTGCCCTTCGGGAGCCATAACCGCTTTGCGTAGGAATGAACCTCGCTTGAGGTTTTGCATGTTAATCGCCGAGCCTTTTGCCGCCGTCCAACGACCCGTCGCCGCACCGTAGTAGGAGAGAGGTACTGGTAGGGAGCCACGTTGGCTAATGTCAAGGAACCGTTGAGCACGGGTACGCTCGGTTGTAGATTTAACCCGAAGACGCGCTTCACAAAGGAGCGCAACGTCTTCACGTTCGCCGTTGAGGAGCGCTTGGAACATCGCATCGTTCTTTGCCAGAGCAAGTGTTTGCTTGCCGGTAGTTTTACTGGTCTTGGTCGGGACAGCCACCCCAAGCGCTTCAAGTAGGGCTGCAAACTTTGGATTCGACGCGAGCGAAGTTTCCTCCACGCCGAGCCTCTGTAGTAATTCATCACGCTTCTCCTTCTCTTCTAGTATGGCGTCGGTCAACATGTTGGGGTCTAGTACAAGCACGGGGCGCGTGTACATCTTCAAAGTCATGTCTATAAGTCTGAGTTCCTTCTGTGGATAGGCATCAACCAACCTTTTGAATATTTCCTCGCACAAAAACACATCATGTTTGCAGTACTCAGCGAGTTCTCGCTCGAGCGCGGGGTGAAGCTCGTGAACTCCATCAGTTGAATGAACAGCGGTGCCCTTTGCTGGGAGTCCAAAATCCTCTGCAAGTCTGGCCAAACTATTGCCAACTTCCACGCCTCGTAGAGCGCGTGCCATTGATAGCGTGTCGAAGATAAAGGCCGGGTGTATATCGTAGACCCACTCGAGGATGGATATATCGAACTGTGCGTTATGCGCAAGCACGGCGGTTCGTCCCCAGTCGATTCCAGAAAAGAATTCAGGTATGTCTCTTCCACTAACCCATCTAATTGGTTCATCACTTCCATACTCATGGGCGCATAGTCCGAATGCCTTGAATCGTTCATCACGTATGTACTCCTCCGTTGTTAACTTCGATAGCGTGTAGTCTTTCTTAGCCCACCGCGTCTCGAAGTCAATCGTTATTATTTTGTCGAATGGTTTGCTCATGCTTCTCTTTCATTAGTTGTTGTGCAAACGTCAGCACCTTGGTGCGCCAGTTTGAGTAGGTATCGCGTGGGGCATCGTACATGGACGATAACCCCAACTTAGTTGCCATGTTTAAAACATGTATCTCTTCTTCGATTGTCAATTAAACATCTCCTTGGCTGGCGCATCGGCCATGTTTATCTCGTTGAAACTGCCCGTGACTTGGTTTAGTATGAAAGCCGCTTCCATCTCGTTGCAGTTCATGGTGTAGATACTGGCGTGGTGATCCTCGTGGCCTAGTACCACGACCCCGTGCATCTTGTCGTCTACGCAGCACTCAACTAACCCTTTGAATACTGCGCGTAGGTAGTCGCGCTTTTCTTCTGACAGGCTGTCGAGTTTGAGCATGAACTCCAGTGCTTCTTTGCTTTGTCCTAATGTTCGTCTTTGTTCCATGTAAGTAATTCCTTTATGTTGTGCATGTTGTCTTCATTAACCACAAACGCCAGCCCCTTGGCTCTGCGTATGGCTTCTATCTCCCGCTCTTGTAGGGCGGTTGTCTTCCCCTTACCGGCCTTGCACTCGATGGCCACGAATAACCCCTTGTAGCAAGCGATGATGTCAGGGATACCGGCACGCCCCATGCCCGCTTGGTAGGGCGAGAAGTGCCAGATGCCCATAGCATCGAGTGTTTTCTTAACGGTTTCTTTAACCCGTTTCTCCGGTGTGGATGCCATTGATTACCTCCGATAGTTTTTGCATGTAGTGCCGAGCCTTGCCAGCGTCATCGCTACCTTCCTTGCGCCCAGCGCGGAGGGAATATTTAATCACATTGCCTTTAAGAAAGCCGATGAACTCTTCACGGGTTAACACCGCCTCCATTACATGCCAAGGCTGGATGGGCATATCTTTGTAGTGATTACCACTTACTTGTATGTCGTCGGCTGTTGTGCCGTTGAATCGTAGGTTTATTTGTGCGTGGTTTGGAATCATGCGTTTATCCTTCTTACGTTATTAACTTTCTTGGGGGTTACTTGATGCTCCAACTGCAAGATAAGTTCTGTGGTTAACGAATCTAGTAGGTGCAACTTACGCGTCCAACGAGCAATCGTCAAACTCATCTCATGCAGTAACTCTTCGCGTAACTCTTCATCACTCATCACCGATGTTGTCAGGCGGTAGCCCCCGCCCTCGTCACGATCAGCTTGCAGACTAACGAACGCCCGTATTTTTGTAGGCTCGCTTTCCACTAGCGTGATGTGACACTTCTGAATTAACACCCTTGCTTGATAGCGTCTGTGCTGTTCGGCTGCAACCGAGTCGTCCCACTCAAAATGTTTATGTAATGGGCTGTCCTCGTTGCTTGCCTCTGCAAGCACATCATCTACTTGCAAGATGCCATCGTTTTGTTTAGCGATGGTTGTTAACACTGTTCTTTCTAATTCATAACTCATTGTTTCTCCTGTTAAAAAAATGCCTGCGGTGCTGTGCCTTGCCGTACCGTGATCTGCCGCACCATTCCGAGCCACGCCGGTCCATACCTGCCTTGCCTGACCGTGCCTTGCTAGTCCTATCCACGCCTCGCCCCGCTACGCCTGCCTTGCCCCACCTAGCTCAGTCTCTCCTAGCCTGACCTGCCTTGCCTCACTGCGCCACTCTGCGCCGAACCAAGCCCAGCCTAGCCACGCCTGCCATGCCGTTCCGAACCGGGCCGAACCGTGCCTCGCCACGCCTAGCCTGCCTTGCCATGCCACACCTATCTCGGACTCACCTAGCCTGCCTTGCTTTGCCACACCTTGCCAAGCCGAGCCTGACCGCGCCGATCTGCGCCTAGCCATGCCTGCGGTGGTTATTTAATGCCGTACTTCTTCATCACTCCTTTCGCTTGTTCAGTAGGCACAACTCTAAAAAGACCAAAGCCACAACCAGCACTTGCTTTGCTGTCGGGTCGGCCTGCCCCAATACCAACCTGCATACCGCAACGCGCTACGAGGTTGAGTACATCTGACATCTTGAACTGATCCATGTCGTAGCGCACAGACAGGCAAGCCGCCCAGTTGCGATACATAGGACGCGAGCGCACATCCACCACGCCAGTAGCGTTTCTTGTATGTGCTGTGTAAGTATGGCTTTGCCCATAAATACGCACAAGAGGGACGCCATCATTTACATCAAAGCCATCGGCTTCGACGAACGTGGATAGTTTAGCCAGCGTCATCTTGAATCCGACCAGACGACACGCACTAATCATGGCCGCACGAAAGGCTGCAGCGTTCATACCTTCCCATTTCTCAGGGCTTCTGTAGCGTGCTTCCTCTGCTTCCTTGTCGTAGTCGCGCGCTTCGCGGTTCTTCTTGTTCTTGGCGGATGGACCTTCTGCCATCTTAGCCATCAACTCTGCTTTCTTGCTAAAGCGTTCAACAACCAAAGGGGCTGTGCCCTCAATGATGAATTTAACTGTACCGAACTTCGGTGCAGAGATGACGCCTGTTTCTTCTTTAGTGGTGGTAACCATTTACTTCTCCTGTTATTTAAAAAATTGTTTGTGGTTGTAGCGTAGGTTATTTATTTACCATGTGGCCTCCTGCATTTGATGAATGCGTTGTTTAGTAGATTCGCGCATTACTTTTTCTAACACGCTTGGGTCTGCTCGCTCGAATGGATTCCAGTCGTTCGAGGTTATTCGCAAGATTAACTCTGCGTTCTTCGTCAATGTCCTCTTGCGGGATGACGACTTCTTTGGTTGTGAATCGGTGTTCATTTGCACATTCTCTTCTCCTTGTATACCCAAATGTGGGTGATTTAGTTGTTTGTTTAACTAGCGTCCATGCGCCGCACACGGGGCATTTCATGGCTTGATTGCCTTGATGATGAAGTTCAAAGCGTTCTCGTCCTCCTGTACCCACAAGGTATGGAAGTCGGCCTTGTATATGTTTCTGAAGTCAGACATAGATGTCTTACCTATCTGCTTGCTGTACTCTGCTTGGCTCAAGAAGATCAAGTGCTCTTGCTGTAGTACCCGCGTGTGGCTCGGGTCACCCCATGCCCATGCTGAATGACGTGAGGGGCAAGTCACTAGCATGTGTCCGTTAGGACGCAAGATGCGCCAAAACTCAGAGAACTGTGCAAAGAAAAACTTGTAGTCTCCTTGTGCACCTGTGTGCTCCAGTACCTCGTAGGCATGCACCTCATCAAAAGTGTTGTCCTCAAACGGCAGAGGGAACTCCATCAAGTTCCACACCACATCAGGTCTGTGGTCAGGGTTGTAGTCAAGCGTTGTCAGGTCTTCCCATTGGTTCGTCCCGTCAAGAGACAGGCGTTTGTTCTTGAGTGACCCGCACCCGATCAATAGCTGTTTGTTCATTCCATATCCCTTACTTTGCCAAGTGTGTCCCAGAAGTATTGGCTTGCAGTCTTAGCGCCTACTATGTCGCCTTGGTCAACCGCTTTGCATACATCTGTAGCATCCTCAATCGCAGCGCCTAACTGTTTGTAAACACTCGCCCCATGCTCAAACCCCATCTCGTAAGCGTTGGTCATGGCAGTCACTGTGTTCTCGTCGCAGTTGACGCTACGCAGTAGCGCAACCATTTCTTCTTTTTTCATATGTCTTCCTTGCTAACCCAAATGATTGCCACGCCCACTAG